CCCTAGCAAGCGAAGTACAAGCTGAGAAATACTTAGGTATGATATCAGCCCACGTAGCCATAAGAGAGGTTTTCGTAGTACTCACGGTCCTCGCCCTTTATGGGGCATGGGTCTTGGGGAAGGAGAAATACCTGGAGTGGCGTATCAAGCGGGCCGCGGTTGCCAAACCCGCCCGTCTTGCGGTAAGACACGTGAGACCCCAAGATCTTACCAGCACGGTGGTGAACGGCGTGATTTTTCAAGCCGTGATGCACAAGGGTGAGAAGCTCCTGTTCCGTACGGGGCTTTTGCACACAGATCTCCTGGACCGGACCACTCGAACGAGGACCGGCCCAGAGCAAGAAGCTGTGTTGGACGACACTGTCCTTGACGTGTCTAGTCCCCCTCCGTCGTGTCAGGTTGACCTGTTCTCCGCACGTAAAGTGCGTATGGGAGCGGGCTTCCGAAATTCTAGCGGCCATTTGCAGACCGCTGCCCACGTGTTCGAACAACTGGCAAAGTCAGGGCCGCTTTTCTACATAGCGAGCCTTGAGGATGGCACTATGCTGCCAGTTGAGTCCGAGGCCAAGGTCATCATGATCAACGGGTTACTCGATGAAGTGCACGTGTTTCTCCCAAACCACGTCTGGAGTTCCCTCAGAGTCAAGCAGGCCAAGAGGGCCCCAGTCATGAATTCGGTTGAGGGTAACATTCACTACGTGGATGCAGAAGGTGCGCCAAGAAGGTCTAGCGGTACTGTGACCAATCACCGCCTTACCGGCTATGTGGCGCATAACATAAACACCCTCCCGGGTATGAGTGGCTCCCCCATATTGGACGCCAAGGGTCGCGTAATAGCGACCCACCTAGGAACTGTAGCGTCTAGGTCCGTTAATTACGGGGCTAGAAGCACGCTGGGCCTCCCCATGAGGGAGACTTACAGCAACAGGGCCTGGGCGCGAGCGGACGATTACGAGGAGGCGTGGTCCCTTTACATGAAGGAAGACGAATCTGAGAGAGATTGGCAACTTTTTAATGAGTGGATGGAGGACGAGTACGACAGGTACTACGACGAGGAGGATAACACTTGGCTTCCCATCAGCGACGAGCGCGACCAGCGTGACGACGATTGGGAGAAGATAATAGCGGAAGCGGATGACTTCGAGGAGTGGAAACTTAAAAACCCTGAGAAGGAGAGTTACCATTACATGCGGGAATCCGCCAACGCTGATGCATCTACAGCCATGAAGAAACGCCTCAGGGTCCCCATCTACATCGACTTGTTGGCCATGGGTAACCCGAAACTCAACAGATTTTGGGTTCCCTTGGCCGTGCCCAACAAACCTTGGAACACCCTATCCTACAGGGTTTACCAGTTTGGCACTGGGGAAGTTGCTTCCACCAAGACAAGAGAAATCATTGAAGAAGTTAGGGGGGTCGTCAAGGTTCACCCCAAGACACTGCCCGAAAACACCAACATTTTCGAGAAGTCCATATTGGACAAATTGGATGAGCTGTCCGCCTCCCACAAACATGTGGTCGAGGGCCTCACCAATTTGTCGTTGCGTGTTGACGCCCAGGACAAGGCTCGCGCCGATTTAAAGGCGAAAGTCAAAGAAGAGAATGAGGCCATCCTTAAGGAGAATGCGGAAAAGAAGGCTGCTGAAAAGGCCAAGCGCGAGGCTGCCGAAGCTGAGAGGCTTAGGAACAAGAAACGCCAGGCCGAAATTGACGCCCAGATCCAACTGCTGTTGGAGGAAAAGAGGTCCTACAAGGCCCCTCTCCCTCCAGCACCCAAATCCAAGCCAACGCCACTAGTGGTGATTGAGCCGAAAGAACCCGATCTTGAATTGGAGAAATCGGCTGAAGAACTTAAAGCTATGGCGGCGGCCTTGTTGGAGCAGGCTAGGAAATTCGATGACGTGAAAAGAGACGCTGAGTTGAGTTCTTTAAACTCCTCAGGTCCGAAATCCGCATCGACGACGTTAAACAGCGGATGTTCAGAGCCGGGAAGTACATCTTCACCGAAAGGGAAGAAGTCCCCGAGTCCCGAGGAGCTAAAGGTGCCGTGTACCGAATCGGCACTGGAGCCGTCCCCCACAAGGTCACCGACAAGGAGGCGAAAGGGAAGACGGAAGCGCTCCTCGATGCCGAAAAGCTCCTCCCGGGGCTTGTAGGCACCGCATACCCCAGGTCCGGTGGTAAACACGAGGCCAGAGCTTTCGCGATTAACAACGCGAAACGGCTGGCTTCCACCGAGCCTGATGAAGGGGAGAAGAAACGTGTAGTAGAGTGGGTTAAGGGCAACTACCCTACGACGGGGGTTCCATGGTACTTTCAGAACGAGCTGAAGGTGTCAAGCTCCGTCATAGCCGATGCCCTGCGAACTGTTAATAGGAAATCTTCACCGGGAAGCCCCTATTTTCATTTCGGCCTGAGTAAAGGTAGCTTTATCGACAAACATGCCGAGGAAATTGTAAAACTGGTTCAATTCAGGATGCAAAAGTACTGTTCCATGGACCCGTCCGAGTTCTCCCAACTCTCTCCAAGAGACTTGGTCGAGAATTATTTGGCGGATGTCGTTAAAGTTCACGTAAAATGCGAGCCAACGCCCATCGCCAAGATAGAGGAAGGAAGGCCTCGGATCATCATGGTTGAATCCATAGCATCTGAGGTCGTCCAAAAGCTTATCTTTGGCCCCCAAATGAAAGCTGAGATCGCTTCCTGGCAGACCTGCCCTTCGAAACCTGGTTTCGGAATGGCAACAGACGACCAGGCGGCAGAGTTGTTCGCCTCCATTGGAGACGAAAAGAATCTTTATGATTCCGACGTATCCGGCTTCGACTGGAACATGGCGCGTTGGATGTTTGATTTATCCATGCGAGCGCACCTGGAAAACAACGGGGTTCAACCCGGCTGTATCTATTGGAACGCTTGCCTTAACGCACTTCACGTTCTATCCAACTCAGTTTACCTGACTTCCTCTGGGGAGTTGTTCGAATTGGAGGTGGAAGGAGTCATGAATAGTGGCGCCGCCATTACATCCTGGTTCAATTCATTGACCAGGGCCGTTATCGGTGTGCTGGTGGGCCACAAGGTCATAATTACGATGGGTGACGACGCAGTTCACGATTATATCGAGAACGCGATCGAGAAGTACCGTGTTTATGGCATGCGACTCAAGAACTTCACTGCTTGCAGAGAAGACACATTCAATTTTTGCTCTGCCGACATATATGCTAACAAGGCCGTTCCGACGGGCGTAATGAAAGCTACGACAAACCTGTTGTACAAACCTTACGACGAGACCGAGTTGGCAGATTTCCTACGCGTCATGAGACACTCTCCTCGTTTGGATGAGATTTGTGATGTGTTGGTCGAGATCGAGTATGTGTCACGGGCGGCACTGGGTAGGATTCGTTCCTCCAGTTGCTAGCAAAGCACCATGAGGGTGCCCCTTGGAGCCCTCAAATGACCAACCCCAAGACCCCGGGAGCGCGGAAACGCCGCCCCCGGAGACGCAAGCCCAAAAGCAAGCGTAAACAGCCCACCAAACGCAATCCCGCACCATTCAGAGGATTGACGGGATACCAACGACTTGTGGCTGACCCCTGTATGTCGAGCTTAGTTAGAAGCTTTGCAGATTCAGGCGGGTCCACTATAGTCGAACGCACGCGACAGAGTGTCACTCTGTCGGAGAGCGACGCGGCTAGTAGTGTTTCAGGCTACATGTTGTGGTTCCCGTCATACCACGGCGTCGGGTATGAGGCGGGTGAGACAACTGACTATAGCGGACAGAACTGGTTTTACTTTGTAAATGCTGCTCCTACCGCCAAGCCAGTTAACACCACCACTACCCCCCTAGGAATGGGAAACGCAAAGACGACCGGCCAATGGTTGAGAGACCCAGCAGCTGAAAACCTCAAGGAAGATTCCATATTTTCCTCTGCGCGCACAATCGCTGCATGCATGACGATGGACTACGTCGGGCAATTGAACGAGGCGAAAGGACAATTCGCAGTAATTCAAAACCTCGATGTGGCCGCGTTGTGTAATTCAAAACGTGAGTTGGATTTTCCATCAGTGAACCAAGTGTTCGATTACGGTTTGACCCGCGGGAGAATCCCATTGGAGGGACACCAAGTTGTTTGGAGACCCAGCGACGAAGACGCCAAGAACAGACAGATACCTGGGAAAGGCTTAGGTATTACCTATGAAGCCTCTCTTGCAGATGCTCTGTTTGCTTCTGGCGAGGTTTTGGCGCACACGACACGTCTCAACGACCCTGACCCTGGAGAAGCCCGTGGTATATGCATTGCATGGAGAGGGGTTCCGGAGAACTCCCTGGTATTCAATACCGTCAAAGTTGCAGAGTACACCCTCGCAATGAAGTCCAAGGCCGTGGAGGTACCAGTTACCGCCGCGAAGTCTGGATATTCCATTGACAAGGCTGTCAAATCCTTAGACGAGATGTTACCAGGATGGCAGCAGAGCGCCCTTAGGGGCGCCACTGCCATGGCCAAGCACGCAATGGCCAGTTATATCCTGCCCACCCCCATGACTTATCTGAGTCGTGGCGCACCATCATTTGCCATCATGGATGGGGAATTGTGACCAATCACAGGTATAAGTGAACTGCCCCCGAGTAGCGGGGGGACTCGAACCAGCAATGAAACAAATAGCTGGATTTGCTTTTAGCATCTCAAATCTGCGCCCCTTGACTGGGGCGCTGTTGTTAGATTCTTAAATTAAACCCCTTGGAATGGGGAACATGAAACACCCCGGGAGACAACCCGGCTCTAAACCTACCGTACTGTACCCAGGACGATTATGAGACAGAGTTCCGCC